TTCTATATGGATATGCAACCCGTAGTACGAACAAAAGCCTTAAAAGGGTTACTTGCACAATCTGCGGCAGTATTAACTGCTGTTGGGTTAGCCAAACTTGCAGGAGCAGAGGTAGGGACAGACCCTAGGAGTGCGGACTTTGGTAAAGCGAAGAAAGGAAATGTTCGTATGCCCCTTGATTCTGCTTTAGGTGGTGTATCTCAATTTATTAGACTAGGAGCGCAGCTTATTACAGGTCAGTTGATTAGTTCTACCACAGGCAAACTCACTACAGTAGGGGAAGGGTATAAACCACTAACTAGATTGGATATAGCAACGCGAGCCGTAGAAATGAAAGAGTCTCCAGCACTATCTTTTGCTACAATGCTTGCAAAAAATCAGAACTTTTTAGGACAGGAACCTAATATCCCAGCAGAGCTAGCAGATAGATTTATTCCAATGGTTGTCCAAGACCTCTATGATTTATATAAGGAAGACCCTAAACTCCTACCACTTGGGATACTGCCTATATTTGGGGTAGGCATGCAAACATATGGTAAGCAGGAAACAGAAACTTCTTTAAATAAGCTAGGTAAACCACAAGTAGAAGTAAAGCCAGTGAAGGGATTAGGAGAAAAGTTAACTGATTTCCTTACAGGAAAGAAGGAAGTTACAGCGAAGGAACCATTACCTACAGGAAGTGCCTCTTCATGGTTTAACTATCTTAAAGGTCTTGCCCCAGAGGAAGCCAATAAAAAACTTGAGTATATACAAGATAAGAACCCAAGTCTTGCAACAGGAATTAAAAAGGAAGCTGAGTACGTTAAGGTTGGGGTACAACCAGAAGATATAGCACTAAAGAACCTCGGAGTACAAAATGGAGAACGTGCTGCTGAAATAATAGAGAGAGTTAATAAACTTAAGACCCCCGAAGAGAAAAGAGCCTACTATCAACAGTTAATAGATGCAGGTATTGTTTCCTCTGAGGTCGGTAAGCAGGTTGTAGAGAAATTAAACCTAAAGTAAGGGTATAATTAAACTATGAAACAAGATATATTTGTAGAACTAATAAAGAATAATACCGAAGCTATGAACAAGGTAGCCAATGCAGTTGAAGTCCTTAACGACCAAAATGCTATGCACTATGCTAAAGATGATGAGAGAGATACAACCTTAAGAGAAGTAGTTTCTGCAAATAGAGTAGTTATTACGATATTTTATTTAACAGTGGGGGCGTTAGTTATCTTGGCTGGAGCTGAGAGAGTATTTCAGTTTATTAAAATATGATAGAGACAGTATACGCATTTATTAGGGGGATAATATATCTTTGGGTATGTTTTGAGTCCCTACTTGGAGCGTATGTCTATATGATTGGCTACAGTAATAGAAAGACTAAGGAGAGGGCATGGAACTCCCCTATAATTATAGCCTTAATGATTCTCATGCTTTCTATTGCGTTAATGTCAGCTTATTTATTTGTTGTTAGTATGTTTCGTATCTTTAGACCTGAATCTTATTTTGATATTACATTTTGGGGTCCTGTATTCTACGTTCCAATAGGCCTTTCACTTGATAAGTTTAGATGTGAGTCTATGGATGATGGTATTGAACTAAAGAAAGGGAAAGTAACATGAATATTATATGGAAAGGAAGTCCTAATTTCGACAAGAACAGGGCTTTAATCGACAGAATAATTCTCCATTGGTTTGGCATTGGCACACTGGAAAGTGCTAATACTAGGTTCCAAAACTCAGCAAACCAAGTATCAGCTCACTATGGAATATCAAATGAGACTGTCTGGCAATGGGTTAAGGAGGAAGATGTTGCTTATCACGCTGGAAACTATGCAATGAATCAAAGAAGTATAGGCATAGAACATGACGCCACCACTACTAAGAATGCGAGTGAGTCAACCTACATTACATCCTCTCAATTAGTAGCAGAGATATGTAAAAGACACAACATCCCCTGCGATAGAACACATATCCTCAAACACTCACAGGTCGTAACTACCTCTTGTTGTGGAACTTTAGACATTGATAAAATTATCTCCAGGGCAAATGTTATTTTAGGTCAACCCAGCGATTTAGATAAAATACTAGCTGAGCTTTCCGCTACAAAATCTCAACTAAATTTACTACAGGTCAAGTATAATGAATTACAAGAGAAATACACCTTAGATATGGCTGAAAAGCAACATCATATTGAGTCTATACAGGCTTCTAGCGCTGAAATGACGGCTCAGTTGCAGATAGGAACGGAAACCATAAAAGGACTGTCCGAACAGATTGAAGGTCTTAAAATAGATTCTAGTGTGTTGAAAGACCAACTGGCTGATTTTATGGAGGGAAACGACACTCTCCAAGAACAACTATCAAAATTAGCAGAAAACTATCAAAAGAAGGACTTAGAGGTATCAGAACTAAAAGCTAAACTAAAAGAGGGCCTTAAAGCCTACACGAAATTCCAATTATTCTTAGAACTTTTCCGAAAATAATTTGCTATTACACTAATAAAGTAGTAATATTTCAATAGTGAGAAGGTGATTATTTTATGAAGAAATTCTTAGAAAATATAGAATTGTTCTGGAGCGCATTGCCTAAGGAGGTCAGAGTAGCTCTATATATCACCGCATCTTATGTAATATCCCAAGCAATTATAATGTTGAGTAATATTAAAGTAGAAAGTCAAGTATTGACTTTTGGTATTAACGTATTGCTTGTATTCTTGTCTCAAATCAAGACAAGAATGGAAGAAAAAAAGGGAGAAAAAGAACTAGAAGAGTACTGCGACGAAGAAGAACTTTAACAAATAGAAAAAGGAGAGCGTAATGTATACATGGTTTATAACTTACACCTGTAGGGGAAGAAGCTATGTTGCTGCTGGGGAGCTTTGTGATTCCGAAGTGGAAGCCAGAGTTAGCCTGTGCAGATATTTGACCCTAAATCCCTGTGAGGATGAAGGTCGGAAAGTTACTGCTCTACATATCCTTAGGATTGTAAAGCCTATCAAGTATGAACAAGCCTGCTTACAAGAGAGGTCCCTATAAAAAAGATAAGGAGACGGAGATGAATCAGATACGAACTGATGAAGCTTTAAACTTGCTAAACGATATTGTTAGCAAGGGCATAAAAGCAAGTGAGTTAAAGGAGCTCCCCAAGATTTCCATTAAACAGGGAAAGGGGGATGAGGAGGAGATGGTACTTTTGTTTTCAGATTTGCAAGTTGGACATAAAAGCCCGTCTTCAAATCTAAAGGTTCTTGAAAAGAGAATGGAAAACCTTGCGACTGCAGTTATTAAGATTGCATCTCTGCAACGCAATTCATTCCCAATCAAGAAGCTCAACATCTTTGCAATGGGGGATATGATTCAATCTGAGGACATCACGTCTAAGGTTGATTTAGATTCCCTAGAAATGGTGATGATGGACCAGGTCTTTAAAGGGGCTATTCCTCTGACCGAGAAGTTCTTGCTAGAGATTTTACCGTACTTCCCTGGTGGTATTGATGTGTGGTGTGTACCTGGAAACCATGGTTCAGTCACAAAACTCAACGCCCCCTCAACAAACTGGGACACAATAATCTACAAGATACTTCAAGGCAAGACACAGAACTTCAAAAAGATTCGTTGGCACATTGAAGAAAAACTCTTCTACCAAAGAGTAGATATTTTGGGAAAGAAGTTCATCATAACTCATGGTGACTGTATTCCAAGGTATCTAAACATCCCTATTTATGGAGTTACTCAAAGAGCAATGAGATGGCAAGGGTCAATAGGCAACTTTGATTATATGTGTCTAGGTCATTTTCATTGTCCTATCCGCATGGACTGGAACAACACTGAGATTATTATTAACGGGTGTTTCATGTCAGACGACCAGTGGGTCTTGAAAGTAATTGGAATGTCAACGCAACCCGCACAGATTGTTTTTGGGGTGCATCCAAGAAAAGGGATATCGTTTTTTTATAAATTAAAAATGGAGAAAAACGATATAAAATAAGACTATGTGGGTTGTATCTACAACGGTATAACCCACATTACTTACACTACCACTTGTAATATAAAGAGAATCGTATCATAATGGAGGTATGATTAGAAATTGTGATATATGTGGAAAAGAATTTAATGCTCTCTCAGGAACTAAATCCTGTAGCTCTGAATGTAGAGAAGAACATAGGAAGAGATATATTTATAAGTGGAAAAGAGATAATTCCCCTAAATGTTGTGTTTGTGGTAAACCACACGGCCAATATGGACACCAATTTATATATCCTGATAGAAAGACAATGTGTAAATCTTGTTACTTAAAAAACTGTACTGGCCCAAAGAACCACGCATGGAGAGGTGGTACAAGGTTTAAGGGAAAACGAAACACTAATTGTTACATGGAGAGTTACGCCCCAGAGCATAAAAGGGCCGTTAGAAACTATGTACTAGAACATATATTAGTTTGGGAGAGAGAACACGGAAAATCACTTCCTAAAGGATATATTATCCATCACCTAAACGGAATAAAATATGACAATAGGATTGAAAACTTGGTAGCTCTACCTCAAAAGAAGCATCACAGTTGGTTGGTTAATGCCGCGTTACAAGAAAGAATACGAGAGTTAGAGGGTTCTTTAAAAAACAAACAAGGCATTTCATTCTACTACAAGCTAAAGATGGAAAAGGAACCAAAATGAAACATTACGAAGGTGCGTTGATTGTGGCGGCTCTTATGTTACTGCTATACATCTTTGTGGTCTTAGCAGTACTTGTAAGTGGCCATGTAGTTTAAACCCACCCTCCATTTAATTGGAAAGCCAGTGGGCCTTGGGGTGGTGAATTTAGGGCGATTATAGTATAAAAAACTTAGTCGCCCAATTTTTGTAAAAGGGGAGCATTAAGCATATCCAAATCGGATGACACTCCCACTAAAGCAGGGGACTTAAATCTATTGAGATGTTCTATCATAGCCGAGGCATACTCTCTAGCAGTTTTAGCTTCTCTCATTTTATGTAAGGCAAGTTTTAATGATTCTTCTCTACTCACAGCAGACCCTCTCTTTTTCTCCTATAAAACTCTACAGTTCCTAATTTCTTTATTGAGCAACTATCATCTCTCTCTTTTGCTTTACTTCTTGCTACCCATCCCTTAATAACTTTACGTGCTGACTCTTCCATTCTTGATGTATCTTTTCTATATTTATACGATTTAGTACCTTGTAATTTTATTGTTTTATAGGGTTGGCTAAATAACTTTCTATGCTTGGCAATATGTTTTATTACATCCTCTGTTATTTCACCGTCATGATATTTTTTATGGCAATATCTACATAGAACTACAACATCTGATAATTTCTCTTTTCCTAAGTGATTATAATTAAGGTGGTGTATATTAGTATTTTTAGTTGAACCACAAACACCACATTTAATACAACCATACTTTACCTTTATCATAGTCTTAAAGTCATGCCAATGGTCACTATTAAGATAATTTCTGTATTCTACCTTGTTCATAGATATAACGACGTGTCCCCCAACTCCCCCCGTATCCCTATCAAACACAGTTCTCACCTTCGCTCCCTAATGCCTTTTTTCTCCATGGCGGTGTTCCTTGTACCTGTGATAGAAAGCTATCACTCTTGTTGTTTTAATTACAAAATTTTGGCGTTTTACCTTTATTAGGTTGCTTCGGCTCTGTAACTTAAGTGAGTAATTATTCTAAAACCATTACTGGGACTCACGGGCGACAGAGTTACCCCTTCGGTTCTCTAGTTATTAGCTAGTACCCAGACTTAGGGGGAGTGTTTCTAAGTCCAGATATTAACCAATAAAAATAGCACTCCTACTTGACGAGTGCTAAATAATCTGCTATATTTTGTATAGTTTTATAAACCATAAAACAATAATAGCACTGTCTATAACACACGTCAAGACCTGAACTCTCTTTTTAGAGAGTTCTTCTTGTTTAGTATCGGTATTCACAGGGGCCTACTAGGCAGGGACTTTAATTTATAAATAATTGCCCTAAGGCTCGTAGCGTTCTAGCCTCCATAGATATCGTCAAGAATATTCTGTACTCTTTTTTCTAATTTGTAAAATCGTTAATTAAATCTTCAAGTTCTGCGAGTGTGAAGTTCCTTGTGTCAT